CAGTTACACCCTTATTAAAGTCCGCTGGGCGGCGGAGTGCAGTAGAGCAACCAACTACTAAGTCCTTGATATCAGAATTAGTATCAATTATAACAACTGATCGGAGACTATAAGGATCATCGCGAATCTTAATTGATTCCTCGAATATAACGCGACGAGTGTTGATTCGTTCGAAGCCTGCAATGGTGATTGGTAGTTTGGTGAAGTTATATGGATCAGTCAATTTAGTAATATCGAGTGAATGAGCACGACGGTTAACATAGAAAACAATCATTCCCTTGCTATAAATTATAGCCTGATTCTTTGGAACAATAGTGTTATTCTCCAAGAATAATTGAGATTGATCTAAAGCATCAGTCAATTTAATTGGACCCATATCAGCACCAGTTTCCTGAGGAAGACGGAGGGATACCATAGGGAGTGAGTTAACACGTGGCATAGAGAGACCAGTGCGAGTAGGATCGTTTGTTAAAACACCATATAGTGGAGTGGTAGAAACAATTGTTGGTCGGAGGGAGAATGCTGCCATTACACGACGTAATACAACACCTTCATCGCCAGCATACAATAGATCAGGTGTATCAAAATGACTGAGTTTGCATGAATCAACTGCCATCAAAAAGTCATTAGCTGATGCATCATAATATTTACCTTGACGGAGGTTTAATACACACTTCCATAGTTGAACTTGGAGATTGCATCTCTTATGGAGATCAGCAATTGTAGAGTTCTTGTCACAGACCATATCATTAGGATCAGAAATGAGATCATAAAACAATTCATAGTCTGGTTTGGTCATAATTGGTTGCTTGTTATAGCGACTATTAATGATACCAGCAACGTTAGCTAACAATGTATGTTCGTCCAAAACGTTAATTTTAGGGAGATAGAGTGCTGCTAATACTGGATGAATGAATGTTGCTGAGTTCTTGTTGCGATCATATGTACCAGTGAGTGCTTCAACAGCTAAATCTCCATAAGTTAGAGTTTGGAGTACTATTTGAGAATGTAAACCCTTAGATGCTGCGTATAATTTGAGTATATCTTGGAGGTTTGCTGCTTCATTCTCGCTATAACGAATGCCATCGCCCATATCAGTAACAATAGTACCGAGTACTTTGCTAATATTTGTCTTTGGAACATTGATAGCAATTGATGAAGATGATTGGGATCCTTCACCAGTGATGTTTCGCTCATATTCACGCTCAAATTCATCAAATTCGGCATCAGAAAGATTGTAGTGTTTCTTGTACTTCAGTGCCTTTCGTAGGAGAATATGGAGTGGTGTAGCTGTTCCGTACTTCTCAAGAATTGCCTTTGCGAATTTCTTGGCACGGCTTTTAATTTTCTTGAGTTTATCAGCTAGAGCATCTTGAATCTGATCAACTAATTCTTCATCACCTAACTTGTCACGTAGGCGGAGCATGTCAGCATGAGATAATGAATGGATGTTTTCTCTTAAGAGTCTTTTAACTTCGTTGTCTACAACTTGTGATTTATCTTTACTTCCTTTATAGGAGAAATCGTCACCGCGCTTTCTTTGGTATTTAACGTCAGATTCCATTACTAAGTATATATATATAATCACATATTTTTTTTAAAAACTAAAGTATTAAAACTAAAATATTCTATACTTAAAATTTTATTGATATTTAGTTATAACAGTATGAATATTGAATTCCTAAATATAAAAAATAATATAGACCTAGATATAATTTATAATTTTATATCAAAACATTATAATAATAATGATACATATTCTTTACATTATACAAAAGACCTAATAAAATGGATTTTGAATGGAGTTTGTTTTTGTATAGCTATGCGGGAGAAAAATAACAATATTATAGGAATAATTTGTGGCATTAAATCAAAATTTAATATAAATAATCAAATAATAGATTCAGCAATTATTAATTTTTTATGTATTCATACCGAATGGAGATCTAAGGGGTATGGAAAACAATTAATAAATGAAATGATAAATGTTGGACAAAAGTGTAAATTGTTAAATAATACTATATTTACTGGTCCGGATAAATTAGAAATATTAAAGGATATAAATATTAAATCTAAACCATTTGGTTTAACAAGTTATTATTTCAGATATCTAAATATTAAAAAATTAATTCAAACTGGATTTATGCATAGAAAAAATCAAAATATAATTAAAAAATTCTTTGAAATAAAACAAAATAATGTAGTAATAAGACGATGTAAAGAAGATGATATGAAACAAATGTATTATATATATGAACGAAATTTAAAGAGATGGAATGTTTCAATATTTTTTAGTAATAAGGAAGAATTATATAACTATTATAAAAATGTGGAAAACACGATACATACATATGTTATTGAAAGGAATGGTAAAGTTACTGATTGGGTTTCATTTTATGAAATATCATATAAATTAACAGGAACTTTCGATGAATTAAAGACAGCTAATTTATTACGAATTGAATTATCGGAAACTAATATAGTTGATGTAATGAACCAATTATTTAATGTATGTAAAAATGATGGTTTTGATATTTTTATGATGTTGAATATCATGGGTATAGAGAATGCAATAGATGAATTAAAATTACGGTCTCATGGTATGGGACAAACATTTCATATAATAAATTCAGAACTAGGTATAATTAATCCAAATAAATTAGCAATTGTTATTCCATAAATTAATTTGCTTCTGTCTCCATTAACAATAGATTCACTGCATTGTCAACATTGCCACCGGTTTGTTTCAATATCATTAAGCATTTTTCAGATTCAAAACCCATATTTACGAGTTGCATTATTTGAGATTCATATGCATTTATTTTAGTGTCAACATTGAGAAGAGATGGATCAGCCATATATTCCTTGATCATATTTAAAAACTTTCTATTTCTAAGTAATTCAATGAATCTGGGATCATTAACAATTTCAGTTGCTTCTGATGGAGTCACTTCATTTTTCATAGGTTTATGTTCTGGTGTTTCAGAATAAACTATCACATGAAAAGTTGGATTTTCTTCTTTAGTTTCATCGTTTATAGTTTTATCATCCATCAAAATTCTTCCATGAGATACAAGTCTTACTTGTTCAACAGATTTAGCTTTGTTTGCATCAACAAGTTGTTTTTTCAAAGACAGTATAGTATCAGTTGGTTCGGCTGATAGAGTGATTGATGATGTATCAGGGATACGGAGTGTGACTTGCATAGCTATAATATATAAGATAAAGGGTTATAATGAATAAAAATATCAATTTTTTGTAACAAAAAAATTGATAAATTTTTACTTATAAAAAGATAATTATTAAATATATTATATGGCCGGAGATTCTAAATTATGGATCGAAAAATATAGACCAACTAAGAGCACTGATATTATAGGGAATTCAAATGCCATTCACGGGATAAAAAATTGGTTGAATAATTTTGGTAGAGCAAATACTAGTGGTACAATAATTGTCAGTGGTAATCATGGTGTTGGTAAGTCAATGAGTGTATCAATTATATTGCATGAATATGGATATAAAGTTAAATTATTGAATTCAAATGATGTTAAGAATCAGAAAGTAATTGATGAAATCTTACAAACTACTATTAAATCTAAAAATGTTAATGATTTATTAATAGGTAAAAATAATACTAAATATGCACTTATAATAGATGATACTGAAACTATATCATTGGCGACTGAGAAAAATAGTTTATTAAATTTGTATAAAGATAATGAGAAGAATAAATATTTTCCGATAATATTCATATGTAATTTGCAACATAATAAATTAGTATCGGATATAAAAAAGACCTGTTCTGAATTTAAATTTTATAATCCAACTAAAGACAATTTAATGTTTTTGGCGAAGAAAATCATAACGAAGGAGAACATGACTATAGTTGATGATGAGGTAATTGATAAAATAATAGCATTTTGTCAATTTGATATAAGAAGATTAATACAAATATTACATGATGTATATTTGAGTTTTGGTACTGCAGAAATAACTGCTGAAAATATAAAAGATTTTATTCATTCATCGAAGAAAATGGATATTAATGAAGCATTATTTGATGCAACTAGGCGGATCTTAGATAGTTATACTAATATCCAAAATTGTATGATATTATACGAGATGGAAAAAGTATTATTGCCATTAACTATTCATGAAAATTATTATAAGAGTTTAATGTTAAAATATAATACAAATGATAAAATATTGGATTCAATGAAACACATTAGTGATTCGATATCCCAGGGAGATGTTATTGAGACTAATATATACACTGATCAAAATTGGTATTTGCAGAATATTCATGGATTTTTTACATGTGTTAAAACGTCATTTTATATGAATAAATATCCTACAAACAAAAGGGGAGATTATCGAGTAAATTTTAGTAGTGATTTGAATAAATCATCATTAAAAAATATTAATAGGAAAAATATAATTAATTTACAGAATGCATTTCCAAAGAAATCGATAAATGATGTATTATATATAAATAAAATATTGCACCATTTGATAAAAATAAATGATATGAAGAAAGTAGCTGAAATTATAAAAACATATAATTTAACGATAAAAGATATTGAAGTTGCTATTAAAATAGATAAAACTGATGAAAATAAAATCAATATCTCGCCAAAAAATAAAAAAATATTAGTTAATCTTTTGAAATAATTTAATATTCGTTATCATCTTCTTCACTTTCAGATAGTACTTGATTTTCTTCATTAATGTCGTTTTCATAATCATCTTCTTCTCCTTCTTCTTCAGTATTATGAGTAATTAGTTCCACTTTTGATTTCTTTTGATTTATTTGAATTTGAGGAGCTAATTTGAATCCATGTAAAGCTGTATCAGATTGTAATTTTTTAAGTCCTGGAAGTATTTCCATATTTGGTTTAACTTCAATGACTGGTTCATCTTTGTTTTCCTTAAAAATAGTTTTAGGGGTAGTTGCCCATGCCCCAGATACTTTTTTAGGTTCAATTGGTTTTGGACCATCAGTTGAACCTAAAAAAGGTTCTTTAGGAATAGAAATAGGGATAGGCAAATTCTTAACGTCCCTTCTATAAGTATGATCATTTCGTTGATAATCCCGCTCGGTAGGTATGAGTGGTTTAAAACCAGGGCGACGACTGGGGGGGATATATTTTTCAGAACTCATTATTGAGTTTTATGTTGTTTTTATAACAGGACAGTATAAATATTTAAAAAATCAATTTTTTTACGTTCAAAAAAAAATGTTATGTATAAATATATATATGTTGGAAAATATAAATACACATGATTTAGTATTTCTGGTTTTATTAGTTGTAGGTCTCGTTTTATTTTATATGTTAGTATATCCATCAATTGAACAACAAGATATGCAAACTAAAGAATCATTCGTACAAACACTAAACAACAATTATAAACTTGATTTAGTTAAGTGCAGCAAAGATTGCTGTGGCGAACAATGGCCAGTCAGTTTCGATACTGATCACGATCCTAATATTAGACCTGGTAATGGTACTAAACCAGGTGAATATATTCCAAATAACTTTAATTGTTCTGGAGGTGTTGGTGTTGAAGATCTTGGTGTTGGATGCCCATGCTGGAACAAGGATCAACGTGATTTCTTAGCTAACAGAGGAAACAATGCATAAAGATAAAATATAATTTACAGTTTTTTTTATGATTCCTATATAAATATTTATTTCTAGTTATATTTTATAAAATGCCATTGAGTATGGATTTATTGGTTGATAAAAAACAAGAATATACTACTACTCTAGTTAATATTCTTACACCATTACTTAACGAAGGTATCACCTCTATATATTTATCTGCTTCTCAAAATAAAAATGAGGAATTAAAGACCTTTCAATTATTATTAAAAGAAATACCGAAATGGAATCAAGAGATGATAAATGAGGAAACTGTTCGAATAATTAAAGAATGTAATTGTGATTGGTTAGGTGATCTTGTAAAAGCAGTTGTAAAATCGAATGTTGTCATATTAGCAAGTAATGATAATTCATCATTTAAATATATTACAAGTGATGTATATAATAATGTTAAATTATCTGATTTCATTCATAAATGTTATATCGAATGTGCTAAAGAAATTTATGATAATCCAATATTATTTTATGATAAATTGGATTCATTAGAGATAAAAAGAAATCAAAGAGAAGTTAAAAAAATTATTAAGGATGCAATAATTGAAGCCATCCGCAAATTATTACCAGTTCAATTAATACTTAAAGAATATCTTGGACATGATTATAAAGCAGAAACTGATCATAATATTGATAGAAAATTATCAGATGCAGACACCCATAACGTTCAACAATTAGTATCTAAAGATTTACGAGATGGATTAGGAGGACCTGCGGAAATAGATCTAAACATCAAAAACACTCCAGATAGTCCAAATGAAAAAGATATAGTAAGTTCTACAGTTAAATTATTACAAGCATTAAAACAGGATGATATATTACAAAAATCTGAAAAGAAAGGGGGTAGTAAATCTGAAAAGAAAAAGGATACAGAAAAGGCAAAGGATACGGAGAAAGATAAAGATAAAGATAAAAATAAAAATGATAAAAAAAACAATGAGAGCGAAAGTGCTTATTATGTAAACGATAATGGAAATTATGAAGCAGTATTTAGTAATACGAAAAATGTAAATAATGTAAAACGAGATACATATATTTCAAAAATTTCTAAATTATAAATATCTAAG